AGCCTCTGCTGCCCATCTTTGCTTCCCTGGGCATTAAGCTCAAGAAGATGAAGCCAAAGAAGGGTGGCAAGCCGGAATACCAGATTGACCAGGCATTGTTCAGCGAGCACCTGAAGGACCAGCCTGCCATCAAGGCCCTGGCCTGGGCCAGGAAGGTCAATAAGGTGCGCACAACGTTCGCCTCAAGTGTGAGGCGATCGTTGTGTCCAGACGGTCGTATCCACTGCTCCTTCAAGCAGATTGCAATGAAGGACGAATCTGGTGAGCAGAAGGGTGCCCGCTGGGGTCGTATGAGCTGCGTGGCGCCCAACCTTCAGCAGCAACCCTCACGCGACCCCGAGTGGGCCGAGGAGGAGTACACTCAGGAATGGAGAGCCATCTACATTCCAGAGCACGGCTCCGAATGGGGCTGCCTCGACTTTAGCCAGCAGGAGCCCAGGTGGACGACGCACTTTGCCGCGACGGTAAACGTTGCTCCAGGCAGCCCACTGGCGCGTCGGTTGCGTTGGCACGGGAAGCTACAAGGAGCTGCTGAGGCGTGCCAAGCTTATTGGGATGACCCAAACTTGGACAACCATGACTTCATGGCCAAGCTGACTGGCCTGAAGCGTAAGTTCGCGAAGAACATCTATCTTGGACTCTGCTACGGAGAAGGAGGAGCCAAGCTCTGCACCGACCTGGGACTGCCCACAGCGTGGTGCGTACTGTTCGACGGGACCCGAGAGAAGCGCCTGTTCGAGACGCAGTCCGAAGCCATGGCTGCCATCGAGGAGTACGATGGAACAGCCAGGTATTGGGAATGCGCTGGCCTGGAGGGCCAGAAGATCATTGATACGTTCGACCAGCGCGCGCCGTTCATTCGCAAGTTGGCAGAGCTGTGCTCTGCCAGAGCGGCAATGACAGGCCAGATCCGCACTGCTGGAGGCAGGGTTCTTCACTTCCCCAAGAAGAAAGACGGCTCCTTCGATTGGTGCCATAAGGCACTGAACCGGCTCATCCAAGGCACCAGTGCTGACCAGATGAAGATGGGTATGGTCGCTATCGACCGAGAGATGCCTGACTTCTTCCTCCAGTTGCAGGTTCATGATGAGCTGGACGCCAGCGGAACTAGACAGCAGTTCCTGCAGGCAGCGGCTATAATGCGTGAGTGCATGGGCAAGACCAAGGTGCCCTTCCGAGTAGATGTTGAAGCTGGCCCCAATTGGGGCTACATGGAGAAGGTAGCAGCATGACAGCAGAATACACCGAGACCACCCGACGATGCCCAGTGAAGCGTCTCCAGAACCTGGAGAACGCCAAGGCCATCAACGATGCGATAGTGAACGCAGCGCCGCTGGTGCACGTGTACCGCGGCAAGCACACCAGCGAGGAACTACCGCAGGAGGCCTGGGACCTCATGCACCTCAAGCTGGAGGAGGCCCTGGGAGGCGTTACGCGGCCCGCCCAAGGCTTCCTGCCGGAGACACTCAAGCCTGGCCCTATGCGCCCAGACGGGGAGAAGGGCTGGGCCCTGGAGGTGGAGCGCTTCCGCGAACACGAGCGGCGCGCCCTCAAGGCCAGCGATGGCGACCCCAACAAGCTACAGGCCTTCCACCAGCAGTTCGGTCTGGAGCACCAGCCTATTCTCAACAACCACCACGATAAGCGCGCATGGGCTCGCATTGTGAGGGACCTGTGAGCGACGGGCTGATCAACCTCTCCGACGAGAAGAACCTGGCTCGCATCAAGATTGCTCGTTCGTTGGCGTTGAACAGCCCAGACCCTTCAACTAAGGTCGGCGCCATTCTGTATGCCAGCTACGGCGTGTCAGTGGCTTACGGTTGGAACTCCTTCCCTGCCAACAGCGTGGTGGGGAAGGAGTACTACGACGACCGTGCGTTGAAGTACGACCGCGTGATCCATGCTGAGATGCGTTGTTTGCTACAGGCAGGGCGTGAAGCCAAAGGCGGCGTGCTCTACACCACCATGGTGCCATGCAAGGACTGCGCCAAGCACATAGCGGAGGCGGGCGTGGCCCGGGTGTACTATCCTTCCTCTTGCTTGAAGTCGGACTTTGTCAAGAGGTCAGCAGAGTCAGTGCATACTGCCATGATTGTGCTGGCCGAGAGTCAGGTCGAGGTCATCGGAGTAGACGAATGAGCGAATCAACCATGCGGTCACGGCTTGTGCTCAGGTGCAAAGACCTGGACATGAAGCCAGTCGAGAACAAGCTGACCAAGGGCATGCCCGACGTCAACTACGTTGAAGGCTGGCTCGAGTTGAAGTGGCTGCGTGGTTGGCCTCCCAAGGGTGGCACGGTTGCAATCCCGCACTATACCAACCACCAGCGGTTGTGGCTGAAGCGCCGCTGGGAGCGTGGCGGCCGGGCTTTCCTGGTTCTTCAGGTGAAGAACGAGTGGTTCGTGTTCTGCGGGTGCGATGCGCTACCGGTGGGCACCATTGACCGCACTGGGCTTATGGAGATAGCCTTGCAGCGCTATGACTCCAGGCTATGCTTGGAAGACTTCAAGGACCTCATAACATTGGACATGGGACAACTCGAGCAGCTTCGAGTTGCCAAAGGTATATGCAACTCACCCCTGCTGAAGAACTTCTCATTGAACGCCGTCGGCGCGGCGAAACGCAGCACCAAGCGGCGGACCGACTCGGAGTATCCCACGATCGGTATATCCACTGGGAGCGAGGATACGTCCGTGAAGGGATTCCCCCAGTACGAGTGGCAGGACGACTAGCACCGCACGAGGTGTGCTTGCTACGACGGAAGCGCGCTCGGCTAACACTGCAGGCAGTGGCGCTGGAGCTGAACATGAGCAAGTACTGGGTCCACTTGATGGAGCTGGGTAGGCAGCCTTGTGAACGTCTGGTAGGGTACTGGAATGCACGACAATCAAGATAGGAAGTGTGCACTGTACCGGGTGGTCCACCGGGACAGTGGGAAGGACTACGTGGGGATCAGTGTGGATCCAGAAAGGAGGTGGAAAGACCATCGCCGTGCTTGCCGCAGGCCTAATGCCACTGGCTTCCATGCCGCGCTTAGAAAACATGGTGTGAGCTCGTTTGACTGGAAGGTGATTGCTTGGTCCTCTTGCAAAGGTGCCAAAACACTGGAGCAGATGGCTCGCTTCCTGGGCATGGGTAGCTACAACTTGACCGCTGGTGGTGATGGTTGTCTCAACCCTTGCCCAGAGACACGACAACGGATGAGCGCAGCAAAGAAAGGCGTGTTCAAGCTTTCACCAGAGCACAAGGCAAAGCTTTTGGCTTCCAAGCTTGGGAAGCCGGGTAATCGGAAAGGTGCTAAACTGACTGTGGAGCAGCGCGCACAGCGCTGTGTTGCACAGAAGGCACGTCGCTCCAGAGAGAAGGCTGCGCGTGGCTGAGTTCGACCCCATCGACGGCAACCAGAAGGCTTACGACTTCCTTCGGAGACTGTATCCAGAGGGCCCTTGGGCCCTTACAGCGATAGCACCCGACAAAAAGTTCATTGAGACCCGCACGTTCTACCCGGCGTCTGAGTCGGAGTTGTTCGATTGGCTGGAGAGCCACAATGGCTTCCGCAACTTGTACTTCCACATCAACGAAGTGCGCTATGCAGTTACCAAGAAAGCAGAACGCACAGACATCAAGGCCATGCACTACCTGCATGTCGATATTGATGTTCAGCCGGGGGAAGACCAAACTGCTGGCACCGAACGTTGTTTGCGTCTGGTGACAAAGGAACGTCCGAAGGAGATCCCAGAGCCAACGGTGATAGTGAGCAGTGGTGGAGGAGTGCAGTGCTTTTGGCGCTTGCAGGAGCCAGTGCCCATCAACGGAGAGATGGGGCTCGCAGAGGATGCCAAGCGCTACAATCAGTATCTTGAGACCGTGTTTGGCGCAGACAACGTACATAATCTTGACAGGATTATGCGCCTTGTCGGGACAATGAACATTCCTGACGCCAAGAAGCTCAAGAAGGGCAGAGTTGCACGTCCAGCCCGCCTCCTGCAGTTCAAGCAGGACCTGGTCTACCCCATCACGGCCTTTACTCAGCAGCCCACCGTTCATCTGCACGAAAAGGGCAACGCCTTCAGCGGCTCCACCATCTACAAGGAAGCAGAGGTCAGCATCAGCGGCAACGTTCGCCGGCTGGCCTCCATCGATGAGCTGGACGAGTGGGCGGTGCCCGACCGGGTGAAGGTCATATGCGTCCAAGGCAAGCACCCGGACCAGCCCAAGGAAGGTGACAACAGTCGCTCCGCCTGGTTGTACGACGCCGTGTGTAACATGGTGCGCTGCAACGTTCCTGACGACGTCATCTTCAGCGTCATCACGGACCCTGAGTGTGGCATCTCGGAGAGCGTGCTCGAGTTCAAGGGCAAAGCTGAAGCGTACGCCATACGCCAGATTGAGAAGGCCAAAGAGGAGGCAGTCGACCCGGTCCTGCGCAAGATGAACGACCAGTACATCGTCATCAGCAACCTGGGCGGCAAGTGCCGCATCGTCGAGCGAATCGACGACCCTGTACTTGGACGTTCGAGAATCACAAAACAGAGTTTTGAGGATTTTCGAAACGCCTACATGAACAAGATGGTGGAGTGCGGCAAAGACGACAAGGGCAACCCCAAGTACATGCCGCTAGGCAAATGGTGGCTGCAGCATCCCCAACGTAAGCAGGCGCGCCAGCTCATCTTCGCGCCCAACAAGGTCGTGCCTCACGAGCAGGGCTTCAACCTGTGGCGCGGGTTCGCGGTGGAGGCGCGTCCTGGAGATTGTTCGGTCTTCCTAGACCACGTCCAGCGCAACATCTGCGCCGGCAACCAGGACCACTTCGAGTATCTCATGAACTGGATGGCGAGAGCAATCCAGTTCCCCGCTTGCCCGGGGGAGACCGCGGTGGTGCTGCGCGGCGCGATGGGCGTGGGCAAGTCGTTCCTCGCCAAGGTGTTCGGCAAGCTCTGGGGCAGCCACTACATGGTGGTCAGCAACTCGTCCCATCTAGTGGGGAATTTCAACGCTCACCTTCGAGACGTTTGCTTTCTCTTCGCAGACGAAGCGTTCTTCGCTGGCGATAAGAAACACAGGAGCGTGCTGAGGTCGTTGATCACGGACGAGTTGCTGCCTTTGGAATCAAAGGGAGTCGACGTAGAAATGGCCCCCAACTACCTGCACATCATGATGGCATCGAACGAGCGCCACGTGATACCGGCAGGGGAAGATGAGCGTCGCTACCTCATCCTCGATGTAGCGAAGCACAACCACCAAGACAGCGCGTTCTTCGGCGCGCTGTTGAAGCAGATGGAGCAGGGTGGATATGAAGCCCTGCTCCATCTGCTCTTGACCAGGGACATCTCTGGGTTCAATGTGAGGGCTGTACCCAAGACGGAAGCGCTGCACGAGCAGAAGCTTTTGTCGCTGAACCCAGAAGAGGAGTGGTGGTACCAAAAGCTCATGAATGGTCGGCTACTGGAGACCCACTCCAAGTGGGAGCCCGCCGTGATAAAGAAGCTCGTGGTGGACGACTTCATAAACATGAACCGTGCCTGGAACGTCCAGCGCCGCGGCAGCGAGACGCAGCTCGGGCGCTTCATGTCCCACATGATCCCTGGGCTATTGACCAAGCAGATTGTCGCCTCCATGGAGGTGCACCTGGGCAATGGCCAGTTCGTGCAGGAGCCTCCGCGCCGATACTACCACTATTGCTTCCCTCCACTGGCAGCGTGCCGCGCAGCCTGGGAAGAGAAGTACGGCAAGCAGTCATGGCAGCAGCCAATTGACGATGCAGCTGACCAGTCTCAAGAGATCCCGTTCTAGAGACGAAAGCAGTTGCCTTTCCGTGGCTCGGGAGGGATACTCACGAGTATGTCGGATAGGGAAGCGTGGCTAACCAAGGCCGTAACGAAGATCGAGGTCAGCGTGTTCTGGCCTCTCGAACTCAAGATGCCCGAGAAGTGGGCAGTCACCTGTGGGTGGTCCAAGGGCGCCAGCACCAAGGCCATCGGCGTCTGTGTGGACCCGGTCTGCTCCAAGGACGGGACCACCCACCTGTTCGTGGTGCCCACCCAGGAGCACGGGCTGTCCGTGCTGGGCACCCTCGTTCATGAGATGGTGCACGCCATCATCGGCGTGAAGGAGGGGCACCGCCGGCCCTTCGTCGACCTGATCAAGAAGCTGGGTATGTCCATGCCCGCCACTCGGTCGGGTCCGGTACCTGGAACGCCTCTCTGGGAGGCCCTGGAGGGCATACTGGAGCAGCTCGGTCCGTACCCTCACGCCGCCATGGTGCCCCGCAAAAAGCCCACCAAGCCCCAACCCTGGGCCCGCTGGAAGAGCCGCAAGGAGCCCAAGTTCACCATCCTCGCCAATACCAAGACCGTCGCGGAGTACGGTCTGCCACGCGACCCTTGGGGCTTTGAGATGGCTCCGGTCGACCCGAAGAAGATCTTCGGGCTGCACCTGGACCCGCGCCAAAAGAGCCTGTTCGAGCTGCCCGGAGAAAAGGAAGATGCCGACGATTCGAACTCTGATGATTGATCTGGAGACCGCGCGCCAGGCCTACTGGGAGAACGGCCGGGGAGCGATCACCTACCAGGCCATCTGGCAAGAGATGCGCCGCTCCCTGGCCAACGTATATCACAACGTGATCTCTGGATCAGTTGACTTGAAGAATGAGGACGATACGGTAACGCTGCAAGCATTCGGCGTGGTCGTAGGAAGGTTTGAGATCAAATGAACAGCATTCAATTGGTACGGGAAGTGCACGATGTCTTCGAGGTAGACGAGCCGCTGGTGCCGACCCTTCCTGGGTTGACACCAGCGGTGAAGGTCAAGTTGGAAGTCGCCGTGTGCTTCCTGAAGGCGCTCTCGAAGGAGTTCTTCGAGCTGGCAGGCACTGGCTCCATCGTTGCACTGAGAGCACATCTCGAGTTGGAGGAGCTGGGTGAAGTGCTTGAGGCTACGGCCGAGGGCAACCTGGTCAAGATACTGCACGAAAAGGCAGATCAACGCGTGGTGAACGATGGTACACTACTGGCCTATGGCCTGGCGCCGGTCTTCCACCTCGCGTTCAAGCGCATCATCGACTCCCAGTTCAGCAAGCTCGGGCCTGATGGTAAGCCCGTCAAGGTCAACGGTCGCTTCATTAAAGGTCCGAATTACCAGAAGCCTGACGTGTCTGATCTGGTTGAGTGAACACATTGTGATCGGAATGGTGTTGCGCCATTCCCTGCGCGTGGTAAGAAAACGAGCTGTCCCAAAGGACATACAAGGAAGGTAGACAACAATGAAGAAGCTGATGTTCATCTTTGCGCTCTTGTTCGCATGTGCGGGAGCGTCGGAAGACGGTTACGAAGACGGCGCGATGGGCGAAGTGAGCCCGTATCCCATCGACGAGGAGGGCGTCATGCGTATCGACGGCGAGGACGTCGACCTGTACGACCAGGACTTGGTTCAGTACGCCCAGGCGCTGACGCGGCCGAACGGCTATGGCATCAACCACACCAACGGTACGCGCTGCTCCAGCACGAGCAACTGCGACTTGCCAAAGGACAAGACGTTCTCGCGCCGGTTCTTGGCCAGCACGTGCTCCAACTGGTGGCAGACGCGCTTCGTCGAAGCCGACAACGACTTTCTCTTCATCGACCGCGACCTGGATTGGACCGTCAACGGTCCGTCGGGTCAGTTTGCTGACTTCTACTGGCAGTGTGGTACGGTAGGTGGATCCAACAACGGCATCTTCCAGCCCACGCTGAGCGCTCAGCGGGCGGACGGTTCGTACACCTGGAACAGCGGGTGGGTCACGGTGGACGCCGCGTTCACCGAGGCAGGGTCTTCGTGGGCAGGCAAGACGGACGTGCAGCGCCAGCGCATGGCACGAAACATCATCCTCCACGAGCTGATGCACAGCGTGGGTCTCGGTCACGCGACGTCGGCGCTGACCAACCTGATGCACGGCGCGGATCCCGTCACCTGGTACCAGGGTCTCAAGTACTCGAACACCGACGAAATCAACATGCTGGACAATTACGTCCCGTAACCAAAGAAAAGGTAGTCAAATGAAAAAGATAATTGCAGTACTGATCGCGTGCCTGTTTGCATGTTCTGGAGGTGAGCAGTTCGATGAAGACTTGGTTATCGAACAAGAAGACCAAGCACTCAGCGCCAAGGTCAGTCCCACCTATCAGCACGGCTCGACGACGTCCAGCACGCACCTGGCGTGCAACAAAACGAACTCCGGGCAGGTGTGCACCGTACCCAGCACCAAGAACGTCTCGTGGGCATTCGACACCAACAGTGGGTTCTCCAACACCGAAAAGACGAACATTCGCGCCATCGTCCAGTCGTTCGACAACACGTTGACGACTTGGTCATTCTCCGAAACCACTGACCCGGCTGCGTCTCAGCTGGTGTTCAAGGTCGCGGCTTGTTCGGGCGGCTCCAGCTCCAGCAACATCGAAGCGTTTGGGTGCGTCTCGTTGGCGTTCTCTGCCAACCTGACCGAAGGTGCCGGTGTGGTTGGATCGTACCAAAAGCACGGCAAAGGTACTATCAGCATCGATGTCACGGACATCAACGCCAAGTACGCTTCGCAGGGCGACCGTGACCACCTGAAGACTCATGCGGTCGGTCACTCCATTCTCGCGTGGATGGGCGTTGGCGCCCGGTCGGATGCTGGTGTCGTGCACTACATGTCGCGGCGCACGGTTAGCTTGGGCAACTTCAATCTCACCCTGACCACGGGCGAACTATGTCGAGCTGATAGCTTCTTGGCCACCAACGACGGCCAGTTCTCACTGACCACGCCGGCCTGCACCGTCGACTGATGGCCAAGGCGCTCTGTATCTTTAGCTTCTTTGCCTTCCTGGCCCTGGCAGGGTGCGCCACCTACCAGGGCCAGCTTCTCTTGGGCGTTGGGTTCCTATTCCTGGCACTCATCTTCCTCTTCATGCTGCCTTCAGTAAAGGACTGATCAATGCTTTGGTACGTCATCCTCGACCGCGATGGTCACATCAAGAACATCCGGCCCGGCGCTCCGCACGGCAACACCCAGCACTTCCTGACTCTGGATGCGGAACGCCTCGTGGATGCGGAACGCCTCGCGCCACCATTGGTCGCGGAGTACTGGGCCAAGGTGCAGGCCGGCGCGGTGCAGCGGACGCCCGCTCGGACGTACCCAACTGGCGCACCCAGGAAGCGCCCTGGGCCCAGGCCGAAGGAGATTCGGTGCGCCTGTGGCCTGCCGCGGCCCGAGGAGGCCAAGCAGTGCCTGCTGTGCGAGGAGGTCGCCCACTCCAAGCCGATGGAGAAGGAGACGTCAAGAGAACGTCGAGACAACGACGTTCTCTTGATACAGCTTCTCGAGGTCCAACGTCAGTGGCAGATGAGCCCCAACGTGGGCCTATTCACAAAGTGGTTGGCGGGGCGAATTGCCGCCTTGAGAGTCGTGCGGTAGCATTCAGGAGGGCCGAAGGAGGCCCTCCTGAATGGCTCTATCCCTCTCAACAGTCGTCCTCACGTCGTCCACGCGCAACTCGCTGGCGACCTCCCTTCTGGCCCTGATCGACGCCGGCACACAAGCCGTCCTCGAGCTGCGAGACAACGGCACGCCGGGCTCCGGCACGTTGTTGGCGTCCATCCCCCTGGATGCCACGGCGTCCTTCACCGTATCCGGCGCGGTACTGACCTGCGACGTGTCTCCGGTGCCCAGTGACTCGTCGGCAGACGCCACGGGCGTTCCGCTCTCGTGGCAGCTGAAGACCCAGACCGGTGGCACCGTCATCTGCGAAGGCGCGGTGAGTGGTGGTGACACCATCAACTCCGGCCAGCCAGTCAACCTGACTTCCTTCACCATCACCATCGGGGCGTAATGAAGC